CTAAAACTCATGCAGCGGCTTTGACGGCAACACTAACAACAGACATTCTGGCTAATGCAGCATCGTCAGGAAAGGTGTTTAAGATTAACACCATCCTTGTGTCAAATGTTGATGGAACAAACAGCGCAAGTGTTACTGTTGATTATTATAATGGTTCTACAGGGTTCAAAATTGCAAACACTATTGATGTCCCTGCGGACAGCACACTTGTCCTAACCGACAAGAACAGCGTGATTTATCTTGAAGAAAATACAAAGATTAGAGGCGGTGCATCTGCGGCTAGTGACCTTGAAATCATCATTTCTTATGAGGAGATTTCCTAATGCCAAGGATTATCAATGGTAGGTCATCTTATTCTGATGACCGTGGAACTATCCTTCAGGCTCAACACGCTGAAACCACTTCTGAAGTGACATTATCAGCAACAAAAACATATGAAGAACTTGGTGCTAATGTAACACTTGTATCGAAAGGGCGTAATAGTAAGTTTTTGTTGTTTGGTCATGGTCATATGTATGGCACTTCTAGCGGTGCAAATAGGATGAACTTAGGTTTTAGTGTAACCATTGGCGGCACAACAACTAGGATACTTGGAACAGATGGAGGTGCAGGGGATTCATGGGCAAATGAACAAGATGGTGCTTCTGGGCAAAACGGTGATAGATGTTATATGTACACTGTTACTGCGGCACCAGGAACTAGCATGACCTTTAAGTTGCTAGCCGCAAGCTGGGATGTATCTGGTACTACTGGAAGATTTAATTTATCTGGATATGCTTTTAAATCAATATTAGAAGTTTTGGAAATAGCAACTTAGGGGGTAGTGATATGAGCAATGCAAGAAATTTATCAAATCTTCTAGGCACTGGCACAACGATTGCGACAGCCAGCATTGCGGATGATGCTATTACTTCAGCTAAGATTGCTGACGATGCTGTTATTACAGCAGCTATTGCAGATGATGCTGTTACAGCAGACCATATTGCAACTGGTGCTGTACAAGGTGTAGACGTAGGCACTGTTGCTGCTTTTGCTATGGCATCTGCGCCTACTGGTTGGCTGGCAGCTGATGGCTCTGCTGTTTCTCGTACAACTTATTCTGGTTTGTTTGCAGTTATTGGTACAACATGGGGTACTGGTAATGGCTCAACAACATTTAATGTGCCTGATTTGCGAGGGGCTTTTGTTCGTGGCTCTGGTTCGCATGGCTCATCAAGTGATGCTGGCGGCACAGCCTTTGGTGGGCAGTCTGTTGGTGCTTATCAAAATGACCAGATGCAAAAAATAACTGGCAGGGTAGCGCATGGTCAGGGTAACTCAGGGGCTGGCCTTATCAAGCGCACAAACAACACAGGTGCGTTTACAATGAATTTAATTTCACAATCACTGCTAATTCAAAGCGTATCCTATACAACTAACTATATGAATTACAGTGACTTTGATAGCGCAGATAGCACCAACTCAAGAGCATCAAGCTCAACAGGCGGTGAAACAAGGCCGTTCAATGCGGCAATGCTTTTCTGCATAAAGACATAGGGGATGATATGGCTAGAAGAATTGAAGATGTAGCGGCGGCAATATTCATGTTAAACCCATCGTCTTCTGATTACAGAATTGAAGATGGTGTAATCACTAGCGTTTGGGATGCAGACGGTAACGCTGTTACTTGGGATGAAGCTGCTGTAAATGCAAAGGCTGATGAGATTGCTTTATCTAATTTACGCTCTTTGCGAAACTTACGATTGATGGAATGTGATTGGACACAAGGCGCAGACAGCCCTTTGTCAGATACAGAAAAAGCGGCATGGGCAACATACCGTCAACAGCTAAGAGACATTATGACATCAGGGGCAACGCATGAAGATGATGTTGTTTGGCCTACAAAACCGTGAGGAAAAAATGCCACACCTTTATGATTTAAATCCAGGGCTAAATTCAAAGCCAAAAGACAAGAAACCTGAGGCAAAAACAAAACCAAAGGAGGAACCACCTAAAAAGAGGGGAAGGCCGAAGAAGGCCAAGTAGGTATGGAGTATGTTGGAGTATGTAGCAGCAGCGAATGCGGCCTATTCGGTAGTGAAGAGGGCCATTCAGAATGGAAAAGAATTGCACAGCTGCGCCAAAGCTATATCTCAATTCACCCATGCATCAGATGACTTACGAAAAAGCCATGAGCAAAAGAAACGTAGCGTTTGGACAAAGTTTCTGGGCAAGGAGGACAACGACTTAGAAACATTTATGCACCTTGAAGCTATCAAAGCAAAAGAAGACGAACTCAAACAGATGATGATATACCTGGGCCGACCAGGTTTACATAGCGACTGGGTCAAGTACCAGGTAGAAGCTAGAAAGCGCAGACAGCAAGAAGCTGAAGACAAGAAGCGCAAGATAAGAGAACTCAAAGAAAATTTAGAGATAGCAGCAGCATGGGTACTGGGTGCGATTGCCCTTACCATTGTTGTTGCTTTTGTAGTGTGGGTTTTACAAAGGAAGGGAATAATATGATAGGCAAAATTTTAGATGCATCAAAGAAACATCAGGTGCTTCCCAGGGTTATGATGATAGTGATGACCTACCAGTATTTCGTTGTAACAAATTGGTTCATGTCGCTCTCTTCACCAGAAAATTCTCAGGCAGCGTTGGTCAGTGTGGTGACAGGTGCCATGACTGGAGCCTTTGGACTATGGTTAGGGGCAGAAGGCCGACAAATGAACGATGGCAAGTAAGATAAATGAAAATACAGAGGTAGCTTTACCTCTTAGAAATATTATCAGCATGGTTGCGGCAGCAAGTGTGGCAACCTGGGCATACTTTGGCATCATTGAAAGGCTAAACACTATTCAGACCAACCAAACAATGATGAAGGCTGACCTAGAAAAGAATACGGAGTTTCGTATTAAATGGCCCAGGGGTGAGATGGGTTCTTTGCCAGCCGACAGTGAACAGTTTATGTTGATTGAACACCTGGCAAAAGAATTAGAAAAACTACAGGAACAAATAGAAAGTGGGCAGGCTCCATTTGACCAGCAGCAAAAGTTAACTCTGGAATTTTATGAAAAAAGGATTAACGATTTAGAAGATAGGATAGAGGCTCTGCGGTCTAACGGATATGGTGGCATGAAATGATAGAGGCGGTGTTTGTTTTATTGTTATGGACAGCTGGCGGTGATGAACCACTAGAGTATACGCCATATGAAAAGTTATCTGAATGCTTGTCTACTAAGCGCAAGATAAAACAAAACACTAACGGTGGTGTAAACTTTGATAACCAGTGGCAGTGTAAAGAACTCAAGGTGCAGATGGAGCAAAGCAGTGATGGCACCTGGCATATAATTAAACTGATGGAGGAGGTATCAAAATGATTAACTTACTTGGAAATCTTGTTGGCCCAGTGACAGGGCTACTGGATAAATTTATTGAGGACAAAGACCAGAAGAATGCTTTGGCCCATGAGATTGCAACCATGTCACAACGCCATGCTCAGGAAGCAATGCTTGCTCAGATTGAGGTATTGAAAGCTGACGCAAAAGGTAACTGGTTTCAGGCATCGTGGCGACCCTTGATTGGCTGGATTTGTGGCTTGTCGCTAGGCATAAATTACATGGTATCGCCTATCGCTCATGGCTTTGGTATTACTATTCCCCAGGCTGATATGTCTGTAATGATGCCGTTGATGTTTGGGATGTTGGGGATTGGTGGAATGCGTAGTTTTGACAAGGCAAAGAAGACAGACACAAAGGTTATTAAATGACAGCCCAGCTGAAGCTACAGCCTGGTGAGTTAACACCAACGGAAGAGCGACAGGCCAGGATGTATAAGGAGGTAGCACACAAGTATGCAAGCAGACTGGCACAAAGCTATCAGCAGCTGGTAGTCGAGTGCAACATGACATGGCCTAACTATAGACAGGATTGTTATGCGTCTGCACTGGAGGAAATTCACGATATGTATTCAAGAGAGGAGGCACCATGCGTAAGTTTGATAAGGTAAATCGTGATAGCAAATACAAGGACATTCCATCTAAGTATCTTGCTGGAGCAAAGAACAAAGATAAAAGAGCGGCTGAGATTAGAAGCACCAGGCGCAAGTATAAAATGAGTAAGCTGACATCAGCTGACTACGATAGAATTAGTATGATGAGAGCGAGGGGGTAATGGCAGCACCAGAAAAATATAAAAAGATGTTTGGCGAGAAGAGGGCCAACGCTATCTATAAACGTGGATTGGGGGCGTACTATTCAAGTGGCAGTAGACCAGGTATGTCAGCCCATGGCTGGGCAGTAGCTAGGCTCAAGGCCCATGCAAAGGGCAAGGCAACCGTGAAGAAAGCAGACGGTGACTTGTTTAAAAAGAAAACATAGGAGGAAGCAACATGGCTTTTAAATTATCTGAAAGAAGTTTGGCAAGACTTGAAGGTGTAGAGGACAGTATGAGGGCTGTCACTGAACTTGCTATTGAATACACCAAGATAGATTTTGGTGTAACCTGTGGACTGCGTACCATCGAAGAACAAAGAGAACTTGTCGAAGCTGGCGCATCACAAACAATGAACAGCAAACACATTCCAGGTTTGGCTGTAGATGTTGTGGCATACATTGGCCCCAGGGTTTCATGGGAAGTAAATCTCTATGATGATATCGCTGACGCATTCAAGATTGCTGCCATTGAACTTGGTACTGGAATACGCTGGGGTGCGGCATGGCATATCCCAGACATTCGTGAATGGAACGGTACAATGGAGGAGGCCATGAACTCATACGTTGATACTAGAAGGAAGGAAGGGAAGCGACCATTCATAGACGCTCCCCATTTTGAGTTGTCTTCTTGATTAGCCCAGTACGGCTATACCTCTAGGGCTGTTAACCTCTTTGATGATATAGCCTTTGCGTACCAAGCATTGAATTATACGGTGGGCATTACTGTATGCCGCCATCTTTTTGATGGCCTGCCTGTCACCAATCCTGCCGTTACAGATTTCCCTGACGGTAGGGTAAACGCCATTCTCTTTTTGAAACGCAACAATGAACGCAAGGACTTGTTGCTGCCTTGGCGTTAGTCCAATCTTATTCTCCATTCTGGTTCTCCCTTGCCATAATGCTGAGGCTTTTATTCCAGCGCAACCTTTTGTCTTCTAACTCTTGAGCAACCGCCTGGTCATCTAAACTTTCCAAGACATCCTGGTTTAAATCTTTTAGGTCTTTCATCTTGGTACGTTTAACATCAGGCGGTAGGTCTGGATGCGTTGACTGATACATGGCAAGCTGAAGGTCAGCGTATTTCTCCACCCATTCATTCTGTGTCTTAAACCATTCAACTCTTTCACCGTCCAAACCTGGCACCTTCAAAGGTATTTCATCTGGAAACTCTGGTGTTTCTGTTTCGTCCTCACCAGGTTCTGCATGGTCAGCCATATTATCTATGACCGCATCAGCGTGTGCCTCTCTATCGCCCTCAGAAGCCTGCTGAAGGGCATTGGTTAGCTGTTCGGCAGTTTGTACATTGGACAGGCTTGGTGCCTGTTCTACGCCATCCTGAGGGGTTATATCTTTTGGCTCTGGATAATCCATTGCTTCCTCAGCTGTAATCATTCCTTTGACTGCATCAGGGAACGCATCACGAATAGCAAAGCCTCTGGCCCTCAGCTGCATCATACGTTTGGGGTATTGTTTCCATGGCCCTTGCTTGTTCAACAGGTTGGCACGTTGTGCATCCTCTTTGCTGAACTGTGCCAGCGTTGTTTCTTCTTTGCCGTTAGCCAGGGTACGTTTGATTTCACAGAAAGCTATGTCACCTTCCATCCATTCCCTTGACCCAGCAAAGGCTGGATGAGATTTAACTAGGGCCAGCAAGCTGTCACCCCACAGGCTGGGCCTGCCGTTAATCACTGCGATGTTTTGCAAAGCCTGCATTGGTGCAAGGCCAATCTCATATCCCCATTGCACAGCCACCAAGATGTTGGCTGGCTTTGCCTGAAATTCTTTTGGCACCAGCCCAGACTTGGATAATGTGTCAGCAAATTCTTTTGCCTCTTTCAAATTAGTTGGCTCAAGTATCTGCCGCTTAACTATATTACTCATTTGTAACCTCCTTCACTGAGAACGATGAACTGTCTATGTATTCTCCTGGAACCTCCACCATCGTCCTCTTTGGTTTTTGTGTGGTTACAGATTTAACTTGGAAGCTGCCGACATTCATAACGTCAGCGTCAATGCTGTCCATGTGCATCACAAGGATGTCTTTGTTTTCATCAGCTACCTTCTTCCAGCTTCTCGCTTCAGCTGTAGCTTTCTGATAATCAGTCAGCACCTGTACCAGGTCTAGGTTGTCACCAGCTTTAGGCTCTACAGTGACAGTCTTCAGCCCTGGCTCTGGCTGCTTCTCTACTGGTGGGTATTCACCGTCTTCATCAAAGAGTTTCCAGAACTCCCTGGCTGCTTTCAATATCCCTTGGCAAACCATGTCGTCCTTGTGGTAGCCGTAGGTTTTTAGCTTGCCCTTCTGTGTCATCACCAGGACAATGCCCCACTCCAAACCAGCACACATCATCTGCTGGTGCAGCTGTATCATCCAGTCTGCCTTGCATTTGTCAGCGTGATAGAAATCTGTTTTAACCTCCAGCACACCTCTACCGCTGAAAGTATTATCACCAATGACCATCTCGCAATCTTTTGGTATGGTCATGATACGGTCAAGCGTTGCGCCTAGCCGCTCCTCTTTCATCCTGTATGCATCCTTTGGTTCTTCAGCTGTACAAGTTAGGCCGTCATCCTTCAGCATCTCCAGGAACCATGGCACTATGGCGTGTTCAAGATAGGTTCCCCTGACCAGGGCATTCTTGTTGAATGCTTTGTGCTTCACCACCTCAACGCCATGCGCTGCCCTCTTGTGGTTGTCCAGGGTATCCTGGTTGGTGTTACCGTAGGCATCAACACCCATCATCACAGCTGCCATTTCTGAGGCACCCAACTCTTCACCTGTTATGGTTTTCTTTCCTGTTACTTTAACGTCTGGCATATAGCGTCTCCTCCATTTGTATTGTCGCAATAACATTTATCATTCAGCGCACAACCAACCCACATGGAAGCCCATAGAAAAACTACAACCACCATGGCACCAATCAACTGCGCCACGAAACTTAGCCAGTCTTTTGCTGACCAATCCTTTACTAACTCTATCATCCTCTAAACCCCCAATGATAAACGTCTGCTTGCAATTCACTCAAAGCATTCCACGCTGCATAAGCTGCAAGGCCTTTGTCTGTTGAGCATTGGGCGGTGCCTGTTCCTCTATCCAATGGCTTTCCCTCCGCTGCCTCAAACTCTTTTGCGTACCCATTCATGCGCTGGCCTATATGACCATACACACTAGCTTTACTGAAACGCTGCTCGATATAATTAAGTTTTGATGTTGTCATTTGAACAAGCCTCCTGTTCTTCTAAGTAGTAAGTGTGCGCTGGGTTCTCTCGCTGTTCCTTGTCCATGAATGCCAGCGCATCATTCACGGAGTTAAATGTTTTGACTACCTGTTCCTGGTAAGAGTAACCATTCATGCAGATAACTTTGTAAATCATGCGGCCCTCTTCAGGATGTTGCTGACAGTAGAGGCATACCAATCACCGCCCCTGGCTGTGGTGTAACCTTCATCATTAAGATAGGCAGCTACCTCTTTCATAGATTTGCCCTGGCCCAGCTGGTCTTTGATTACAGGAACAATCTTGCTGGCGAACTTGTCTGCCCTCGCCCTGATTGTAGCGTTGCCTGCATCAGATGCAGCTTGGTTAGGATTACCCAGGCTATAAACTTTCTTGCCTGCCCTGGATATGAAAAAGCCTTGCGCTTCTATCTCAGCCTTCTGCCTGTCATGGGCTGCTTTGGTACGCTGGCTTATCTTGATACGTTCCATCTGCTGAATAGTAAAATGAATGCCAGCTGTCTCTGGCTCTAGGTTAGGCTGGTCTAGTGCAATCATCTGCACCTGACCTGACATGACATGGTCACGATACCAGGTAGATATCTCCGCAAGGTCACGCCCAAACCTGGACAGGTTAGCTGCAACGATAGGAACACCTAGCTTCTTTGCCAGCCTGGTAGCTTTGATAAACTCAGGACGTTCTGCGTTAGGTGTTTTACCTGATACACCCTTCTCTACGAACCAGTGAATATCAGCATCAGGGAATGCCTGTTCTATCTGGTGTTTCTGGTTGTCTTCACATTGCTCTGTTGTAGACACTCGCAATATTGAAACGATAACTTTATGCATTTTGTATCCTCCTTGTTCTGTTCTTTATCTCTGAGTATACGCATTTATGGATAGCTTGCAAGCTATAAATTAATTTGTTCTGTGTGGATACTGGGGAGACTGGGTAAAACAAAAGGGCCAGGCTCGAAAGCCTGACCCAGGTGCTGCGGCAGGGAGGATTACAGAACATAAGAACCACCGCAACAACACTATAACTAATATAATTTTTTTGCGCCAGCATCTTCATTATCCTGGTAGCCCTGATTGTATGCGGCTATCTCTTCAGCTGTCATGTTCTCAGCTTCTACCCTTGCAGACTGCTGTGTTTTGCCAACGTAGTAATGTGGCCTGGGCTGTCTGTGATAGTAGCTATCTGCTGCCCCTCTGTCGTATGGGCCACCGTGTCTAGTGTCGTACATAAGAATGCCTGGGTATGGTGCTTCCATTGTCTTGCCCTCCTGTCTAGCCTTACGCCTGCTTTGAGTAAATCCAGTAACCATACACACAACGTGTGCCATCTCTGCTGCAATCGTGTGTGTCATGCAGCACACCATCTATCACAGCACACATATGCCTGCTGACATTGCAGACTAGTCTGCCAGCTGGCAATTCATCTGCCTTTAAATGAACCTTGCATCCAGAACCTATCTGCATGGTAGGCACCCAGATAAACCCAAGGCTTACCATGTAATCCTTAAACCATTTGCGTGTGGTGTGGATGCCGTTACGAGCAGACCGTTTACGATTGCCCTTACGTTCTTTGGCGTTACCTTCTGCCAGGGTTTGGTAAACCTCAGCGTAATCTAGGCCAGCTGCTATTGATATGGCACGGCAAACACAATCGCCTGCGCTACCTTTGTATCCAGCTGCTTCCCTGCCGCCATCATTAAATTTATATTCCATTGTCATATCCTCCTGGGTGGACAGCTGCCTAAGCAGCTGCCTCCTCCTGTTGTGGCTGCTTGTTGTAAAGAAACTCAACAGCCTTGTTAGCCTGGGTGAATGCAGTGAACACTGCCTTAGGATTGTCTTTGATAGCCTTCATCCAGCTATTAAGATACTGAGCATGGTCAGCCCTTGGCTCAGGTGATACACCCAACAACACTGACAGTGTCGCTGCGCCAGTCTCAGCTACCAACTCTTCAAAGGCATAGTCAGCATCACCAAACATCTTGCCCTTGGTTCTGTCGATGCGGCCCTTGCCACCAGTCCAGTGTACCAACTCATGCAACAGTGTAGAGTAGTATGCTTCTTCAGCAGTGCTAGTCTCAGTGCCTACAAAGTCTGCCTTGTTTGGCATTTGGATGTAGTCACCAGCTGGACGGTAGTAAGCCTGACCGCCACCGTGTCTGACATCTGCGCCAGTGTTGGCAACAAACTGCTCGACTTGGTCAGCGTGAAACTCAGGGTCAGCTGATACTACAGGCTGGGCATTATCTTCCAGGCCAGTAATCTGGTCACGGTTCCAGACGCTGTAAGTCTTCAGCATAAAGATTTGCTTTTTGATTACCTCGCCCTTGTCATTCTTCAGCACGTTGCCATCAACGCCCTTGGCATCAACGTCAATCTTCTTCCAGAAGAATACTGTTGTTGCACCCTTTGGTACTACACCACCAGCTGCTGTCCATTGCTTGTATGTACCCCAGACATTGCTGCTGTAACCTTTTTCCAAGGCTTCCATTCCCAACAGGAATGTATTGATACCCTGATATGTTTTCTTACTAACAACATTCATTGGCAAACCATCAGCAACTTTGCTTGCCCATGGCTTGGCCCAATCGGTGCCGTGCTTTTCCATCAGTGCAACAATCTTGTCTGCTACGGCCTGGATTTTTTCTGCTTGTTTTGTCATTTTTTTCCTCCCTATTTAAAGTTACGTTTGATTTCATTCACGCAGTCCATAACGAATATGCACCAGCCAGTGATGCCTACGATGCCGCCTGCGAGAAGAATTAAAAAGATTGTATCAGCCATTTGTTTTATCCTGTTCTGTTCATGTTCTGTATTGTTAAGTTAATATCTATCAGATATATTGTCAAGCTATCTAGTAAATATTTTTTTGATAGGAGATAAATGCATGGAAAAACAACAGGATAATGCTGAGGAAAAACAGCTAGACCTGGTTCCGATGTATGTAAAAGTTTCGCCTGAGGTAAAGCAGCTGGTGCAGAACAAAGCTAGGCTGGAGAGGCGCAGCCTTGCCAGCATGGTGGAGATATTACTGCGTGAAAGCTGCGAGGCTAAACGTGCGTAGGCCCAGCAAGTACGGCAACAAAAGATATCAGCTGGACGGCATCAGCTTTATGAGCAAGGCTGAGGCTGCATACTACTGGTTCTATTTAAAGCAGCGACATGAGGCTGGCGAGATAACTCACCTGGAGTTCCAGCCCAGGATACGCTGCGAGATTGAGGGGGAAAAGATATGCGACTACATAGCAGACTTTGCATACTTCGACAGGCAAGAAGAAGGCAGACATGGGCAGCACGGTTGCCATGTCATCATAGAGGTGAAGGGATACAAGACAGACGTATACAAGCTGAAGATGAAGCTAGTTCATGCGCTGCACCGTGCGTCCAAGATTATAGTAATACCAGCCAGCAGTCTGAGAAAAGAGATAGCCCAGCTGCCACCGCAGGAAGGCAAGCCAGGTGAAGAAGACTAAACTTACACCAGACCCAGTGCGTGACCCTCCAGTAAAGTCTGGGGGCAGTTACCAGTGTCCTGGGCCACACATGATTATGCCAGCCAGGGCATATGGTGATGATAGATTTAATCAGTATCCAATGACGTTTAGGGCATTCGCTATTTGTTGCAGCCATGCCAACAGCTGGACAGGCGTATTCTTCCCTAACCAGCTTTACATAGCCAATGTATTACAGTGCAGCCAGCAGGCAGTGTCGCAGCATATGCGTAAACTACTAGACTATGGATACATTGAGAAGCTACGCAATGCAGATGTAAGGCGCAGCTATGGTAAACGTGGCGCACTGTGGCGTGTCATCTATGACCCAACAAAGACACTAGATGATTGTATTGCTGGACAGCCAGCACAAGACCGTGATCCTGAGATAGAGGCAGAAATAGCCAAGCATACTATGAATGTCGCAAAGACTGGGGCCAGGGAGAAAAGCATAAAGGCTGTGGATAAAGAACAAGTAAACAAGACACAGCTTGTACAAGGTGCAGCTAGTAATACTGTCAATGGTCATGCAGTTAACAAGCCTGACCTTGTACTAGATAACAAGGCCCAGCTAGTAAATAACTCTATTAAATTAACTAATATAAATACTATAGGGGAAATTAAAGAAATAGATTGTAGGAAGCTGTGCAACGGTTATGGCGAGATACTGCAAGGTAAGTATGGCAAGCCATGGAGTTATGACATGAGACAGATGCAGATAGCCAAAGAGTTACTGCAAGCTGGCTATACCCTGGAGACATTCCTAGCAGATGCAGCTGGTGTAATAGAATGGAAGCATAACAAGAACCAGCAACCACCATACAGCTTGCAATACTTCATGAGTAGAAAGGTATCACAAGAGAAAGCTAAGACTGGTAAAGATGTAAACGATATCATCAAACAGATGAGCAACAAGATGAGATTACGATGATACAAATCCCAAAGGAACCATCAGGTTTTGTAAACTCCCAGAGAATGGCATGGGGGGTATCACAAAAACACTGCATTGAAATGGCGCAGAATGCAGGTGTAGCAACGGTTTGCGCCACAAAATCGACCCCATCCTCCCCCCACCCTGCCCTATACGTTAGGGGGTTTCACAAAAATATTTTGGGGTTTTCGTTAAAAAGGAAGGCACACTATGAATGTAGATAAAATGTTTGATGTTGTTCAGCCAAAAGAGACTGACAAGATTGGAGATGATGGCAAGCCAGTAACACGCTGGCAGAACCTGGGTATTGCTTTTGAGAAGGAAGGCAAGATAACTGGGATAAAACTTGAGGCGTTACCATTACCTGATAAGAACGGTGAGGTATGGATACGTTTGTTTGAGAAAAAGAAGAAGGATGATGGAGGTAGTCAACCATGGTAATCAAGACTGTAAAGAAGCTATGGCAGGGCAAGTATGTCTCTGTCAGAGACTATGAGGTTGAGAAGGCTATAAGGAAGGGCGGCATGAGGATTAAGCACGGCAAAGACCTGATGCAGCTAACTGTTGCGGAATTGCAACAACTGAAGCCAACAGGCAATCCCATGCAATCTAAATTTGGAGGCACCTATCAGCTGGTGGATATTACGTTTAAGCCGCTGACAGAGCATCCTGACCAGGGGAGATTGATATAATGGGAAAGAGGGTGGTGCCGCCTGTAGGTAGGTTTGGTGGCGTAGGTGAGATAAGGAAACGTCTGCGTGGCTCCCAAATCATCTATGATAATCGTGACGGCCTAGCAACAGAGATGCTGGGCATAGCGAAGGCAAAGGTAACTGATATCTTTGATTGGAATGGTAAGAAGCTAGAACTGAAGGATGCTAAGGATATTCCTGACCATGCTCTAGCTGCCATCAAGAAGATTAAGATTACCCCCACCCAGTCTGGTGAAGATGTCATTGAGGTAGAACTATTGGATAAGGTGAGGGTGTTCCAGCTGCTGGCTAAGTCGGCTGGCCTGCTGGACACTGAGAAGGATGGAGACAAGCCTGCCGTTGTAGATATCCAGATGGTGATGCCTGAGGAGGATACAGATGAAGAAAAATAAATATGAATATTTGTTGTGGAACGTCTACCACACAATCCTGGCGATTTTGTTAGCTGGGCTTTTGATAATCGAATTATTGGAGTTTATGGGATATGGAGCAAGATAGGGCAGTCACTAAGCTAGACTTTAGCAGCAGTCCAACTGTAGCAAAGTTTATGCGTTCAAAAGGTTTCGTGCGAGGGCTGATGGGGCCAGTAGGAAGCGGCAAGAGTTATGCCTGTTGTGCAGAACTTTGGCGCAGGGCCGTCCAGCAGAAACCCTCGCCCAGGGATGGTATCAAATACTCTAGGTTTGCGATAGTCCGAAATACGCATCCCATGCTGAGAACGACAACGCTGAAGACCTGGCTTGAATTGATGCCTGAACATATCTGGGGCAACGTCAAGTATGCACCGCCCATCACTCACCACATTAAGCTGCCCAGTAAGGGTGATGCTGCTGGGATAGATATGGAGGTTATATTCTTAGCCCTAGATGACCCAAAGGATGTCCGTAAATTGCTTTCTTTGGAATTGACAGGGGCATGGGTCAATGAGTGTCGAGAACTGCCTAAGGCGGTCATAGACGGCCTTACACACCGTGTTGGACGTTATCCTACCCAGAATGATGGTGGGCCAACCTGGCATGGTGTTATCCTCGACAGTAACCCCTGTGACACAGACCATTGGTATTTTAACCTGGCTGAGGGCAAGGATAGACCCAAAGGTAAATATGCTTGGGAGTTTTTCAAACAGCCACCAGGTGTACTGGATATCCCTGTCACTGAAGTGCCAGAAGATATGCCTGAGGCAAATGGCTTTATACAAGCCTCAGGCAAATGGTGGCGAACAAACCCAAAAGCTGAAAACCTAAAAAATTTGCCAACAGGATACTACGAGCAGCTGCTTGGTGGTAAGCAGCTTGATTGGATTAAATGCTATGCTCAAGGCGATTATACATATGTCCAAGAAGGAATGCCAATCTGGCCTGAGTACGATGATACAACCATGGCAAAAGATTTGGAACCTGAACCAGGTATCCCTGTTCAGGTAGGTATCGACTTTGGTTTGACACCAGCTGCTATCTTTGCCCAGCGGATGAAGAACGGTGCATGGCACGTTCTCCATGAACTAGTAACATTCGATATGGGCCTTAACAGATTTGTAAATATGCTCAAAGAAGAAATGGGCATCTACTTTCCCAAGTACCAATTCATGGTATGGGGTGACCCAGCTGGACAACAGCGTGACCAAATCTATGAAACAACAGCGTTTGACCATATGCGTACCATGGATATCCATGCCAGACCATGTGCTACCAATGATTTCAAAGTTAGGCGTGAGGCACTAGCTATTCCCATGCAGAGGCTGATAGACGGTACTCCTGGGTTCCTTATTGACAAGAAATGCGAAAGACTGCGTAAGTCACTTGCTGGAGGTTATCATTTTAAAAGGGTGAGCATGGGGGCAGGCCAAGAACGATTTAGAAGCACACCAAATAAGAATGAACATTCTCACGTTGGTGACGCAGCTGGCTATTGCCTGCTTGGCGGTGGAGAACATAGAGATATGGTTACCAGAAAAGGAGGTGTTGCAAATATGCAACAAAAGATAAAGGTGTTGGATTTCGATGTTTTCTCCTGAAGAACTTACACAGCAAATGAGGCTGAACTGGCCTGAACAACGAATTGTTGACTGGCACCCTATGCACTTGAAGATGATTGAACTTAACAAGTTTGATATGGAAAACCGTGAAATGTTTGTGAACTATTCACAATATCTTACACAATTTGCCACGAAAGGTTACAGCTTTACAGCTATGCAAGATAAGATATACGCCATGTTTGGTATATATAAATTATGGGATGGCGTTTACGAAGCCTGGTTGATACCAAGCGGTGATATCTCTAAAAAAGCCTTTCGTATGCATCGTGCATCTAAATTGTTTTTTGAGTACGCTGCGAACAAACTGGATATGAAACGGCTACAAATCACTGTATGTTCTCGAAATGTCCTAGCTGTAAAATGGGCTGAGGTGTGTTACTTTAAACATGAGGGCGTACTGCAAAAGTATGGGCCTCAAGGAGATGATTATTACATGATGGCGAGGTTATTCAATGGGTAGTATTTTTTCAAAACCAAAGCCTCCACCTCCTCCAAAGGTTGACCCTGAAATAGAACGCAGGGAACAGCAGCTGGAGGCACAGGAGAAGAGTGAGCGTAGACAAGTAGCATCAAGGCGAAGGTCTAGGCGTGGACGTTCAGCTGGTGGGCTAATGTCAGAGGCAAGGCGTTCAGACATCATGGGTCAGACGCAAACGGCATTGAACAACACATTAGGTGGGGTTCGTAATCCAAGGATTGGTTAATGTACCGTGAACGTAAATGGGTAAGAAACCCAAGGCATCGTAAGTATAAACCAGGAGAGGAGGAAGTAAATGCCAAGTCACTACGGAATGATGAAGAAGAAGCCAGAGGACAAGAAGAAGTCCAAAGCAATGAAGAACAGCAGCCTGAAGAAGGCGATGGCTAAAAAATATGGTAAACCTAAAAAGGCATAAGCTATGGTTGCTAAACGCTTTCAAAACCCAGAAGGCGGTCTTAATGAGGCTGGAAGAAGGCATTTTAAACGCACTGAAGGTGCCAATCTCAAAAAACCTCAAAAGACTGGCACTGATAGCAGGCGTGTTAGTTTTGCTGCTCGTTTTGCTGGGATGAAAGGGCCAATGAAAGACGAGAAGGGTAGACCAACTCGTAAGGCATTAGCATTAAAAGCATGGGGGTTTGGTAGTGTAGAAGCTGCTAGGAACTTTGCTAACCGACATAAGAAAGCATAGTATGGCAGAGCAAGACGTAAAAACATTAAAGAGACGATACGGCAACTGCCAAACTCGTAAAGAACAATGGAGAGCAATATACGAAGAAGCGTATGAGTATTGCTTGCCAATGCGTAACCTTTACGATGGCTATTATGAACAGGATACTCCTGGTCAAAACAAAATGAAACGTGTGTTTGATAGCACCGCTATCCATAGCACCGCACGATTTGCAAACAGAATACAATCCGCTTTATTTCCTCCCCAACAACAGTGGTGCCGACTAAAGCCAGGTTCAGACGTTCCTCCAGAACGTGCTATACAAGCACAGCAAGTGCTGGATTTGTACAATCAAAAACTTTTTAGTGTCATGCGTCAGTCAGGTTTTGACTTGGCGATTGGAGAGTTTTTGCTAGACTTAGCAGTCGGCACGGCTGTTATGCTTATTCAAAAGGGAGATGAACTACAACCTGTTCGTTACACCGCTATCCCTATGTATCAGATTACATTTGATGAGGGGCCAGACGGTAAACCCAACTATGTATTTAGAAAATTCAAAAGGCCGTTTGAGGTTGTTGAAAAAGAATTTCCAGGAGTAGAGTTTCCAGATGAGGTTCTGCAAAAGTATGCAGAGAAACCTATGGAGTACATCGAATTACTGGAAGCCACCTATCCAAATGACAAAGGTAGATTTGATTACTGCCTTATGACAATGGAAGGTGACCACAAGATTTTGCATAGGGAACTGAAATCTAGCCCATGGGTTATTAGTAGGTTCATGGTAGCACCAGGTGAGATTTATGGCAGAGGCCCATGTCTCTATGCTCTTCCAGATATTAAGACCCTTAACAAGGTTATAGAGTTAAATCTGAAAAACGCTTCACTCTCTATAGGAGGTGTGTTCACCGCTGTGGATGATGGGGTTCTAAACCCACAAGCTATTCAGATAGTGCCAGGTGCAATCATTGGTGTCTCTTCCAATGGTGGGCCTAGAGGCCCAAGTCTGGCACCGCTCCCTAGAAGCGGAGATGCACAGCTATCAAATATTATTGCAAACGATTTGCGTATGAATGTGAAGAAGACTTTGTACGATGAAAGTCTACCGCCAGACAATATGTCTGCACGTTCAGCTACAGAAATTGTAGAGCGTATGAAGGAACTTTCACAGAACCTTGGTGCAGCGTTTGGACGTTTGATTACAGAGACTATGTATCCAATCGTAAGGCGTTCACTAGAGTTAATGGATGAAGAGGGCATGATTGATTTGCCTTTGAAGGTAAACGGTCTGGAGGTTGTTATTGAACCACAGTCACCGCTTGCTATGGCATCCAACATGGAGAAGGTAAGCAACGTCTTGAACTTCTTGCAGATGTCACAGGCACTTGGTGGGGCAGGCAATGTTCTTATTAAACCTGAGGCAGTAGGTGATTACATACTTGATAACATGGGTATTGATGCAACACTGAGAACGACACCTGAAGAACGTCAAGCAATTATGCAGCAAGCAATGGCTATGCAACAGCAAGCCATGCAGCAGCAACAAGGGGTCACTCCTGGGCAACCAGTCCAGGATACCCCACCAGAAGGAGAGGTAGCTGGTGGCGAACCAAGCGGATAAGATTAGAGATATTAACTCTGTGGGATGGGATGGCCTAGAGGCTAACGTACATCACCTCAGACTTAATGATGCAGATGCACAAATCAAACTTGATTATGCATACAGTAAATGTTTTGGAACACAAGAAGGCAAGGCTGTTCTTGAGCATTTGAAACAAATAACACTCGACCAACCTTGCTGGGTTCCTGGTGCAGATACTAGCTTTGGATATGCTAGAGAAGGCCAGAACTCTATTGTGAGAGAAATACAACAACGTATAAGGAGAGCAAATGAGCCAATCGAATGAGGCACTGGCTGCGGAACCTGTAGAACAGGAACAGCAACAACCTGAACCTCAGGGTTTAATGGAACAAGCCAGACAGGAAAATCCTGTTTCACATGAAACAACTGAACAACCAGGAGACATTCCGCATCTAGAACCAGATGAGGATGCTGAACCAGATGGGCCGTATGAACGCCCTGAATGGATGCCTGAAAAGTTTTGGGATGATGATGGCCCAGACCTAGAGAAGATGGCTGAAAGCTACAACAATCTTGAGAAGAAGTTTTCTCAAGGTAAACACAAAGCCCCAGAAAAATATGATGTCTCTTTTATGGAAGAGGCTGGCGTTCAATCTGACGATGAACTTGCAACATTTTTTACTGGATGGGCTAAGGATAATGGTATTTCACAGGCAGCGTTTGAGGATTTGGCAGGCAAGGTTCTTACGATGGGGAGCGAAACGGCTGAAGCTGAAACGATGTCTCTTGCACAAGAAAAGAAAATGCTAGGCGACAACGCAGATGAGATTATTAAATCTAATCTTACTTGGGCAGACGGCTTGATGAACAAAGGGATTATCTCTGAAGATGAATTGAATGAGATAGACATTTGGGGCGGCACTGCTGTTGGCGCACGACTTTTGCAAAAGGTACGAGCAATGACAGGTGAGAACGTCACTATTCCTACAACAACAGCTTACTCAGCTGCAAAGGAAGGTGAAGACGATTTCAAGTCACGGATTAATGGTTTGATGGCTGACCCTCGTTATGGAACAGATGCTGCTTACACTCGTTCAGTAGAGAAGGAATTTGAGGAGCGATACAAATAGCTTTACAAGATGGGCCTTGTATTGTATAACTTAGACTGAACGATAACTGTAACCAACAGCCGTTCTGGCAGCTGAGAAATCAGCCGTTGCGGTAGCGTATACCGTAGGTTACAGCCCAGGCTTTCTGGACAACTGTTGCGATTAACAATGTAACTTTTGCTAGGAGGCAAATATGACAACTAAAGCAAATCTGTCACCAGCCTTTGTGCAGCTTTTTGATGCCGAAGTACATCAGGCATATCAAGGAGCGGCAGTATTGACTGGTGCCGCCAGAACCAGAACAGGTGTTGTTGGTTCTACCGTAAACTTTCCCAAAGTAGGGAAAGGTCAAGCAAGTGTTCGTACTCCAGCTACCGATGTTGTGCCGCTAAACAGCACGTTCTCATCTGTGGCCTGTACACTTACTGACTATTATGCAGCTGAGTACAGCGATATCTTCTTGCAACAGAAGGTAAACTTTGACGAAAGGCGTGAACTTGCACAAGTGGTAGGTTCTGCTATTGGACGTAGGCAAGACCAAATCTTGCTTGATGCTCTTTCTACAGCATCCGCTGGCACAACTATTGCCAACACTGTTGTAACGTCAGGGTCTGCTACAGCAAGTGACCTTAACATTGGTAAGATTATTGCGGCTAAGAAAGCACTGGACGCTAAGAATGTTCCAGGCGAAGGCCGACATATGATTATCCATGCTAACAACCTTGCTGCATTGCTTGGCGATGAACGTGCGATTAGTGCTGATTTCCAGACTATTCGTGCCTTAGTCTCAGGCCAGGTAAGCACCATGATGGGCTTCCAATTCCACATTCTTGGAGACAGGGATGAGGGTGGTCTAAGCATTGACGGTTCTAATGACCGTACTTGTTTTGCATTCCATCAGAGTGCAGTAGGTGTTGCTGTGGGTATGCCTGCATCAACTGAAATCAACTATGTGCCAGAGAAGACATCCTTCCTGGTAACAGGCAAGCTATCTATGGGCAGTATTGTGATTGATACAGACGGCCTAGTTGACGTTACTTGTCGAGAAAGCTAAGGAGGTACTGATATGGCTTTTGACAGAGATGGGTGGAACCCAATCGGTGGACAGTCCAAAAAAGGTACTGCTCCACAGCTGTTCACTTACACTACGACAGACGCAGTAGCAGATGTTAACACAGCTGGTTACTTTAACGATGTGTCTTCAGAAGTATCTGTAGGTGATGTTATCATTTCAGTAACAAGCACTGGTGGTACATTGGCATCATCAATTCACACTGTTGCATCTAATGCATCATCTGTGGTTGACGTAACTGATGGAACAACCATTGCACAAACTGACAGTGACTAAAACTAACATGGTGGGGGGCGGAAACGCCCCCTACTACTATAAGGGAGAACTAAATGGCACAGGGCGATACTGACGTAAAAGTTTGTAACAAAGCGTTACTGCTTCTTGGTGTTGAAGCCATTACTAGTTTTTCTGACGGTACTCCAGCAGCAACAGCCTGCGATACCATTTACAAAGAAGTTAAGTTTTCTACATTGGGAATGTACCGTTGGTCATTCACCATTGCTAAACGTGAACTCTCAAGAGACACAGCAACCCCACAGAACGAATGGACGTATCAATATCTGTTGCCAAACGATATGTTGATTGGTGTTCCTGAAGCTGTAAGGGTAACAAGCAACCCTGGTGGTTTGCTCTACAAAGATTGGGAGATTGCACAAGCTACAGGCGGTTATTCAGTATTGATGACTGAAGCAACTGAAGTACACATAGATTATCAGAAGGCTGTAAGTGAAGGCGGTATGCCTACCTATTTTATCCAACTGCTGGCTTATCAGATGGCTTGGCACCTGGCTGAAGTGCTTACAGACCAAACAACTAAATCAGAGTATTGGCGTACTGTTGCACTAGGTACTCCATCTGAAGGACAAAGAGGAGGGTATTTCAGGCAAGCGGCATCTATAGATAGTGGGGGGCAGACACCTTCTGTTGTTGGTGATTATCTGCTGACTGATATACGATGAGCCGTGTTCAGCAATACCAAGCGTCATTTAGTATAGGTGAGATAGACCCTTTATTGAAAGGGCGTATTGACCTACAGCAATACTATACATCTGTCGAAACGGCTAAGAATGTTTTGTTTGAACCACAAGGGGGTTTTAGCAGACGACCTGGTTTAAAGTTTCTTCTAGACCTTACAAGTGATGGGGCAAACAACAGTCATCATCTAGTGCCTTTTGAGTTTTCATCAGAGACTAGTTTTATGGTTGTGATGTCTGCATTCAATTCGACATCAACCATTCGTATGCGGTTCTATAAGAACGGCACGTTACTTACAAACATCAATGGAAGCGGTAATGCTTATCTGGATTACAGCGTGGGTACTCTTTATAGCGTTAGTAATTTTGATTTAGCCAGGTTAAACTTTACTCAGTCAGCTGATACGTTGATTTGTGTTCATCCTAACTTTGTGCCTTTCAAACTTGTTAGGGGTGCAACAGACACAACGTGGACAGCAACTAGCCTGTCATCTTCACTGACCGTTCCTAAACACGCTTTCAGTCTTTCTACGTCCAGTCCATCTGGAACGATAACACCCAGCGGTGTAGATGGAACTGTTACTATTACTGCATCTGCAAGCATCTTCAGCAGCAGCAATGTAGACCAATTTCTTGAAATAGATAATGGTTTTGGCAGGGCCAGAATAACCAGGTTTAACTCTGCAACTGAGGTTGAGGCAATGGTAGAGATACCATTCTTTGACACAGACGCTACAAGTAATTTTATTTTAGAAACAGGCTATGAGGATGCCTGGAGCAACACAAGAGGCTGGCCTTTCACCGCTACTTTCCATGAAGGTAGATTGTATTTTGGTGGCTCTGATAGTTTGCCTTCAACATTGTTCGGTTCAAAGGTTGCAGACTTTTTTAACTTTAAAGCAGCTGAAGGATTAGATGATGATGCTATTAAAATCACGTTATCTACTGATAGCGTTAATACTATTACTGGCTTACGTTCTGGTAGAGATTTACAAATCTTCACCACAGGGGCTGAGTTTTTTATTCCACAGGGTGATTTAGACCCAATCACACCAGCCAACATTGTTGCTAAGTCTAGTACGAAACGTGGAGCAAAACCTTTCATACGACCTCAGGCGGCTGAGGGTGGCACGTTGTTTATTCAGCGGTCAGGCAAAGCTGTTCGTGAACTGTTGTTTAGTGACGTAGAACTTTCTTATGTTGCCAACAACATATCTCTTCTTGCTTCTCATTTATTGATAGACCCAAAGAAGCTGGCACTTAGGTCAGCAACTGATACTACTGAAGGCGATTTGTTCCTGGTAGTAAACGGAACGGACACAACTGGGTATCGTGCATCTAGCCTTACACATACAGGTGAGATAGCTGCATTTATGTTGAACAAAGGGCAGAACATTGTAGCACCATCACACTTTGTTACAGATGGTGACTTTGTTGATGTTGGCGTTGATATTGATGACATTTATGTAATTGTCAAAAGAACTATAGGTGGCTCTGCTAAATACTACTTAGAAATATTTGATGATGACTTTACGACAGATAGCGCAGTCCAACATTCGCCTAGCTTTGGTTCTACCACCTACAGTGGTCACTCCCATATTGATGGCAAGACAGCAAAAGTAATTAGAGATGACATTGTTGATGCGGATGTAACAGTCTCATCTGGCAACATAACAACTGCTGCTGTGCCTTTGAGTTATGTAGAAGCAGGGCTTGATTATACCGTTGAGGTAAAAACCAATCCAGTAGAGTTAAGATTACCTAGTGGCTCTGTTGCTAGTCAACAGAAACGAATTGTAGAGGTAACACCAAACTTATTTCTAACGCAGAACTTAACGATAAATGGCAACACAACTCCCTTGCAACAAACAGGTGCAAGTGGCAGCGGTGGTGTTCCTAATTTTACAGGCAAGAAAAAAGTAAGTGGCCTTCTTGGGTACTCCAGGGATGCACAAATAACCATAAGCCAGAACCAGCCAGTCTTTATGACGGTTCTGAGTTTAGATTACAAAGTGAGTGTAGGACAATGAGCGGCCCAACTTTAGCAGTAATGGCAATCGCATCAGCTGTCGTTGGCGGCTATGCACAAATACAAGCAGCCAAGGCGCAGCGTACTATGTACAACCGTCAGGCTCAAATCACAGAAAGACAATCAAAATTAGATGGCCTTGCTTATAAACAGCAAGGTGTAAATGCTTTGAAGAAAATGAACAGGGTATTGGCAGCTAATACAGCAAGGGCAGCAGCAGGCAATCTAGACCCTTTCTCCTCAGGAGATAGCCACGATGTTATTGCAACCTACAACCTTAGACAAGGTGTAAATGATTTTACCATAGCAAGAGATAATCAAACTATCGCTGAGAAGATGGGTAAGTTTCAAGCAGACAACTATCGTTATGCAGGCCAGGTAGCTGTTTCAAATGCCAAGACCATGGCGGCAGTTAACATTGGTATGTCCTTTGTTACAGCTGGTCAGGTATATGGCACCGAAGGTTTATCAGGAATGTTTCAGACGGCAAGTGCCGCTCCAACCGTAATAAAACCAACAACATCGTCAATGGCGGTTCCAGGGGTTGGAGGCTATTCGCCAACAACAATGTTTGGGTAGATAACGATGGCAGAGCAACTTAGATATGAACAGCAACTACAGCGGCTAAATATGCCGAATGTAGATTTTGCTGCTGAAAAAGAAATAGCCAGAGGCTACCAGCAGATATCTAACAAGCTAGACCAAATGTCTAATTTCTTTATGCGTCAAGCTGAAGGGATGGCAAAGATTGAGGGTGCCGAATACGGTGCAGAGAATGCGCCTACCAAACAACAAATTGAAGATGCAAAGTCTACAGGCGTTGAACTAGAACTGCCTGGAGATAAATTTACTGTATATGGCAGGGCTGCACAGAATGCCGCTCTTACATCTGTGTATGATGATATAACCCTAGCAGCTAAGACACAAATACTTACCGACCTTACAGATTACGAGAAAAGAGAGTTAGACCCATCAGGGCTGCAAGAAAAGTTTAATACCATCATTGATGGCTATGCAGCTACCTTTGATGAAACCTCACCAGCTTTAGCTAAAAAGTTTCGTGCTGAGTTAGGTCTGTACGCTTATGGTAAAGTAAGCACAGAAAGCAGCGCATTTATTAAAAGGGAAAAAGACCAGCGTATTGCTACATATGCCACAGCAGCTGAACTATTCCTAGACAACGGTTTGCGTACATTGATGCTTGGTGCCGTTAATCAAACAAATATTGTAGATACAGGAGAGGTAGAAGAAACAGCAACTTCTGCTGAAACTGTATCTGAATTAATTGTTACAGAAAAAAAGAAGATGCTGACTGGTGCTATTAGTGTAGGTATGTCATCCTCCCAGGTTAAAATTCTTGCTGATGCATTTGATGCTAGGGTTCTACAGATACAATCCAATCTTGTTCTAGAGGAGATGTATGCACAGGGGTCAGCTAACAGAGGCTCTTTCTATAAGAGGGTCAAGCTGGCTATTGAGAAAGGTGCTAACAGTCCACAGGCAAAAGGACTACCGCCTAGCGTACAGGCAGCTATCTTCTCTACAAAGGCAGACGACAGACAAACCATCCTGAACAACTTGCGTGAAGGATGGAATGCAATCATGGACGACCAAACAAAACAAATTTCTACAACAAACACCATCAGAGAAAATGATGTTGGTATAGCAACCAGGAACTTTGGCCTTGCTGTAACGGACTACGCTAAAGCAGGCAATGAGGAACAGCTTAGTGGTGCCTTGAATAGAATGGACATTAACCTAGAGTTCATAAGAGTAAATGACCCTGGCAGCTATGAAGAATACAAAAGAACGTATGACTTAATTACTGGGCCTAACAGCACCAAAGGTTTTGCTCTGCGTAATGACATCAACACAGAGGTTTTGTTTGAGACTGATATGCAGAGGGTAAACCCTTTGTACACAATGAATGATGTAAACAAAGCACTAAACGACAAGAAGATTACTTTTGAGTATTACAAGAAGGTGCTTGCTACTTACAACACCATTTACGATGCAGAATTTTCTGATGCAATCAAACGGATGAAAGAAGAACTAGGCGTACCAGCTGATATGTACCTAGACAAGACCTGGCTTAAAAGCCAAGAGGCAAACATCATTTCGTCAGCTATAGCACAGATGCGAGAGGCAAGAAGGAATGATACCACAGGCACGTTTGATGCAGACAAGTGGGTAACAGACAATCTGCCTAATCTTATTAGAACACAGATACCAGGCAGTGGCGGTGACGAAACGGCTACAGTTACAGAAGCTAGTAAGTACACCAGACGTAGTGTTGTAATGATGATACAGACACTTGCAAACGATGGCACTAACCCAGACAGGCTAGAATACTTTGAAGACTTGCTCGAAAGAGTAAACCAGCTTATGGCACAGCCTGGTTTTGACCAAACTAAATTACCAGGGTGGGTTCAGTAATGGCTGATATTTTTAAAAAAACATTTGATGAGGTTTACTTTGGTAGCAATTCTAGCAAAGGCGAGAATGGCGAATATTCTATTTACCGTGACAAAAATACTGGTGAGGTAAAATATTATCCTGGTGGAGAACTCCCCTTGAAGCGTGGCCTTCCTGAGAATATTGAGGAAGGTACACCAGAAGCATTTGCTTACAAACAAGAACAGATAGATGTTTGGGGATTGCCTGGAGAGATTATTTCTGATGACAACATTGCAGCAATAAAGAAACAACGACAAGAGACAGTCATCACTGACCCTGACTGGGCCAGGGCATCTAAGATGCTCTACAGCTACATGGAGCCAGACGGTAAAGACTTTACCTCAGACAAAGAAGCAGCGGAATGGGGTATTGATTTTATGTCCTCGTTTGAAAACAACTTTGGTCACATGGTTGTTGATATTAACAGGATGGAGAATGCACCGCCACAAATGTGGCACGCTATGTACTATCTAATGGAGACAGCTGACCGTGACGGTCTACTGTTTAAAAACTTCAAGAAAGGTTTGTATTACACACTTACAGACGTAACAAACCTGGTTGGCCTTGGAACTATGGGTATTGGCCTTATTGGTAAGCAAGCTGGTAAGCAGCTTACTAAGGTAGGTTTTAAGGAAGCACTGAAACGTATTGTAATGTCTAAGCCTGATGCATCTGATTTGTTCATGATGGCTGAGGGTGCAACATATGCTGGTGGCTTTAACCTTGCTCAACAAACCGTAAGAGAAGGCGCAGGCAAGCAAGACGGAATAAATATAGGTGAGGCAGCTACAGCTACAACTGTAGGCACTGTGGCTGGCCCTGTACTCAATAGGGCTGGTCAAGGTGTTATGGAAGGCGGCAAGCGGTTATTCAATGCAGCTGGCGACCTGGTATCACCAGAGACAAAGGCAGCGCAAAACGTAGGTGAGATTATTGATGACACTGTGGGTGTAGACCCTAATGCATTTACACCAGTTAGTGTTACAGACCCTAAGAGGGTGGGAACTACAGGCCAATACATTGGCGCACCTAAAGGATTAGATACACCAGGCAAACTAGGTGCAATGCGTAGGAATATGGTGAACATTGCCAAGCAGGGCGAGCAAGGACGTTTCTGGTATGAGCGTTCTAGTGAGGCAATCCTTGATGCAGTTAATGGTGACAAGGACGCAGCTGACAAGATTGCACAAGCTATTGCTATTACTAGCGGTGGTCAAACACCAGTCATGTCAAACTTTGAGTTTGCTATTCAGGCTTACAATATGTGGAAGCAAGGCAAAGAGATTGTAACAGGACGTTTCCCAACGGCTATGGGGCCAAGACTTCAAACAGTGTTTGATGGCGGTAGCTGGGAAGGACGTAAGACTAACACCTTCTACAACAACGTCATGGTAGGCATTGACCCCACTAGGTCACAGGGTGTGACTGTAGATATGCACATGATGCGTGTGTTTGGTTTCGATAGCGACAACCCAACACCAGCACAGTATGAGTTTGTTGAGAACGAAGTAAACAGAGTAGCTAACAAACTAGGATGGACACCTTACCAAACCCAGGCAGCTATGTGGGTAGTGCAGAAAGCCAACAAGGAAGGTAAGTCTGTTAAAGAGATGTCTTTTGACTACAAAGACGCACTAGAGAATACGCTAGGACAAATCTCCTGGGAGACTAAGCCATCAGCATCTAGTGGTCACATGAAAGAAATATTTGATGCGCCATTAAATCAGCAAGCAGAATATCATTTCACAATGTCCAAAGCCTTAACAGGTGACGATGGTGTTGACCTTATAGCTAAAGAGTTTGGTCTACTATCACCAGGCAGCTTTGATGCACCTGGTGTATTTGAAGGTGTGCTAAGTCCAGGCACTCAAACCTATGCTCTTATGCCCAAGAAATACAAGGGCCAGCCAGGTGAGGTTGATGAGGCTACGCTAGAACTTGTGAAGATGTACTCTGTTGCTAGAGGCATTTTATTGAAACAAGATGGTGTTGGTTTCCACCGTCCTTTCTATAAGAAAGGTACAGCAAAAAAAGATATGAATGGCTTTGATGTAAATGTTGGCAGACCATTTACTGAAGCAGAGATTATCCAGCTAGATAAACTAATCCAAGAAAAAACAGGCATGGATTTCCTAAGTCCAGTGTCTACAGAAAATGGCGTAAGGCTTCTAAACTTCACAGATGGTCAAGAGGGTCAGATACCTAATGTAGATTATCAGCGCATGATATTAGAGGCACTTGATATTTTTGAGATATCTGATATAAAAAGAGAAGGTGGTATGCAAGTTAAGCAATTCAAGGCTCAACTTGGATATGTAGCAAATAATTGGAAAGAGGCACCAAATGGCGAAATATACCTTAGAGATAGCTTCCCAGGACGACCCGATTTACAACGAAGGGTTCAAGCTGTCGTCTCCAAGTTTATCGACAATGTCCAAGCAGTCGATGACGAGTTCACAGCCAAGTACGGCTGGAGCCAAGGCGACTATAACACCAAGTACAGAGGACAACAGCCTGGAAGTGAAAGTAACACTGGAGGAGTAGACACAACTACACCTCCTGTAAACAATGAGGGGGGTGAATAGTGTCTATACCTAAAGACGAAATTGACAAAACAAGCATTCTAACTGAGCCTGTTAACCCCACAGAAACATCTAGTGTAGATGGGCCACCAGTCATTGATGGCACAGGCAAAGAAGCTGACCCTAACTTTATTAGCCCTGTACAAACAGATGAGAACCAGGAAATCCAGGTTGCTGGTCTTGGTAGCAACATTACAAAAAAAGCAACTAGGGTAATAACAGATGGCGTAGATGCCTGGACAGATTTTTTTGGCGGTACAGATGTAACTCAATCGCCTAATCAAAAAAAGAAAGTAACGGCAACTATCAAAGGTGACAGCCCTGTAGCTACTGTTGATACAGAAGGCACTGTTGTTATTCGTCCTATGTCTATGGAGGAACTAACAGCTGTCAAGCAATATATGGGCCGTGATGACATCGACTTTGATGTAGTCTTACCCAACTTAAAAAATATAGACAGCCAGCTATCTGGCGATACAGCTGACGTTCAGTTTAAGAAACTGATTGCAGCAATGTATGAGCATTACAAAAAGACAACAGGCCCAGATGGAAAGCCTTTGTTACAAAAGGGTGAGCGTGGGTTTGCTCAGATTATTGAAGACGCAAACAAGATTGGCTCTGTAGATATTATGTTGCAGCTGCTAGAGCGAGAGCCTGGTAAGCGTTTGTTTAATGATGCCCAACTACTAGCTGCAAGACGTACAGTATTGTCTTTTGAGATTATGGCTCAGAAGCAACTAAAGAAATGGGAAAAGACAGGCAGCCAGGTTGATTTAGCTTCAGCATTACAAGCCTTAAATATCAGCGCATATGCACAGATACAGCTTACTGGCGCACAGGAGGACATTGCTAGGGCATTGGTATCTAATCGTATCATTGCGTCACCAGGCAAGGCTCGTATCAACTCACTTAAAACCTGGATGGATACAAACACTGTATCTGATTTTTCAGCAACAATCACAGACAAGAATGTAGGAGAGTTTCTTGAAGCCAATGGCGGTGAAGAGGCTGTCATGTCTATGCTGTATGCATACAAGAACCTACCCAACGATGCATCTAGAAACAAATTTCTACGCAACACATTCTTAGAGACAGCCAAGCTAACACCTAAAATGATTATGGAAATCTACCAGACGGCCCTACTGTCTTCTGGCGTGACCCATGCATACAACGCAGCTGGCACAACCGTTATGATGGAAATGCAAATGATAGAGCGTTTCTTGATGGGCGAGTTTGGTGAAGGTATGCAAATGCTAAAGGCTCATGCAACGTACTTCCCTCAAGCACTAATGGCTATGTCTCACGCACTGATTTACGAAAAGTCAAAAGTAGAAAATGTATCAAAGCTAGATGTAGACGGTAGGTCTATATCTCGTCATGCTTTTGGTTTGCGTAACAGGCTAATGGGTGAGGGTGGCGGTAATATTGAAAGCGCAGCTTCTATGGCTATAGATGGCTTTGGCATTTCAATGAGGGCTTTAGGCTATAGACCAATGATAGCCATAGATGAATTTTTTAAGACTATGGGCAGGGGCATGGAATTGTCAACTATCGCTCATAGGGCTGGTTCTGATGCAAGAAAAGCTACAACTGATAAGCTAAAGGCAGAAGGCAAAGATGCTGAGTTTATTAAAACGGAAGCACAAAAATCATACAAGATAGCTTACACAAAAACTTTGAATAGCCAGGAAGCGTTTGAGGAAGCATCTGAGTTTGCACGAATGATTACGTTCCAGGATGATTTGCCTGGTACATTGGGTAAAGCAAATGGCTTCTTTAACAATCCGCTTATAAAGATATGGGTGCCATTCTACAGAACGCCTACACAAATTGTAAGGCGTGTGTCTGAACGCACACCTCTAGCATTTATGATGCCTTCAGTATTAAAAGATAAAATTCTTCAAGGCAGTCCTAGAGAGCGTAAAGAGGCTTTTGTTCGTATCAGCACAGGCATGATGCTGTTCGGTACTACTATGTATTATGCTTCTGGTGGTGGTAGTGATGATTTTGTAATTACAGGCTATGGGCCTCGTGACCCTGACATTCGTAGACGTTGGCTAGAAAACAACGAACCGTACAGCATTGGCCTTAAAAACCCAGAGACTGGTGACTGGGAGTTTATATCTTACGCAAGGTATGACCCTGTAGCTGGTACGCTGGCTATGGCGGCTGATGCTACTGACATCATCTACAACACAGACGATGACGATACACTACTAGATATTATGATTGGTGGCGGCACAGCTACCATGAAATACACGGCTACTGCTTTGCCTATGACACAGTTTATAGGTGAGATGGTAAATGTTGCTGGTGCAAAGTATGAAAGCCATGAGAGTAAGGTAGAGCGTATTACACAGCTATTAGCCAAACAAGTCTTTATGGCTGGCGGCATTGTAAAAGAACACGTTATGTCTGGCGGTATTGGTGGTGTGCAGCTAAAAGGCAGTATTGAGCGGTCAGGTCTAGGCGAAGGCACACAGTTTGGTGACATGACCCTGGGCAGTGAGTTTGGCTCAAGCATCATTCCACAAGACCAATACAAAGATATTCCTTTCTGGGATAGACCTACTGGCCTATATCCTATTACCAGGGCTTACTATGAGATGTTGAACAGCATTTGTTCTAAGACATCTGGTTGTTCTTCTGAACTACCCCCTAAGGTAAACCGCTGGAATGAGCCTATGCCTCAGACAAGAGGCACTGGTTGGGAGTTTGTTCAGCCGTACAGGATAATGAACAAGCCTGGTGCTGACATCATTAACAAAGAACTAGAAGATTTGAACTACGGCTTTCCAAGGCTATCCATTACTATGGGTGAGCCTATGATTAAGCTAAATGCAGAGCAATATGCTAGGTATGTAGAACTATACAACGACCCATCTAAATCACCTTTTGCTAAGGAATACTTTAAGCTGGGTGTTTACACTGGTGGTGAAAGCCTGATGCCACCGTCAGCTATTGAAGCTATGACTGACATCCTGGAAAACAGGTCTACCAATCAATACGATGATATGCAGATGCTGAACAACGTAACCCAGGGTTATGTGTTGGTGCCATCTTCTAGAAAGCACAAGATAGATATTCTGAACGGTGTAGACAGCGAATACAAGTCATACGCCAAGGCACTAATGCTATTTGAGTATCCTGAACTACAAGCCCTTGTGCAGCAGCGTGACAGCTTCAAAGAAGAGATGGGAAGGAACCCACGACTATTGGTCAAACCTACTGGTTCGGAAATAGTTAACGCACAAGAAGGGAACATAAAGAGGTTATTTGGGGTAACAGAATGATTATGTTCTCGATTGAGCAAAATGCAAAAATATTGTATATTCTTGATGAGGTAAACTATGGCTACGTTTGACATAAATACACAAGTAAGGAAAGTTACAGCTACTGCTAACGGTTCTAACACTGATTTTGACTTTGCATTCCAGGTAAACGCAACGTCAGATATTGATGTTTATGTTGATAGCGTATTGCAAACTAGTGGCTTTTCTATTGTAAATAGTAGCAATGTAGCTGGCTTAAATACAGACGGAACAGGGCGAGTTAAATTTACTACAGCCCCAGCAAATGGCAAGACTGTAGCCATCAAGTCGGATGTTCCCCTGGGCAGAACCAGCGTATACACAGCTGGTGGTAACATTACAGCAACCTCACTAGAAACAGATTTTGACACCATTGCCATGAAGATTGGCGATGCAGACGAAACACTTAACAGGGCAGTAAAAGCACCTGTTGGTGACCCTGACGATATTGATATGACGATGCCAGTAAAGGCATCCAGGCTTGGGAAGGTGCTTGGCTTCAATGCAACAACTGGCAACCCAGAAGCTGGGCCTACCATTGCTGACGTTCAAACCCTAGCAGCTATTACGGCTGACATAGGAACCTTGGCAGACATAGAAGATGGCACAGATGCTACGGATGCAATCCAAACTGTAGCTGGTATAGCCAGTAACGTCACAACAGTAGCAGGCATCAACACAACACATCTTGCTAATGTGTCTGGTAAGGCAACAGAGATTGGAAGGCTTGGTACAGCAGACGCTGTATCGGATATGAACACACTTGGCACTGCTGACGCTGTGTCTGACATGAATACCTTGGCAGCTATTTCAGCAGACATTACAACGCTTGCTCACGTTGAGGACGGCACTGACGCAACAGATGCTATTCAGACTGTAGCAACAAACATTACAGCGGTTCAGGGTGCATCACAAGCAGCAACAGATGCAGCAACGGCAAGAGATAGCGCAAAAGCTATCGCAGCTGCAATGGGTGCGGCTCTTGATAACTTTGATGACCGTTACCTTGGCACAATGGCTGACACTGCAACAGCTACTACAACTGCAGTAACTACAATTACAACAACAAACGGTTCTGCTGATGTAACAGCTACTAGTGCCGCAGGCATTATTGTAGGAATGAAGTTAACATCTCTTAATATTCCAGCAGGCACAAATGTAATTGGGATTAGTGGCACAACAATTAATTTGGACAATGCAGCAACTGCTGCTGGTTCTGGCACATTAGCTTCATTTTCAGCGCATGGTGTATATGGTGCATTTAACACAAGCACAGACGGCCCAGCGACTGACAATGACGGTGATGCCCTGGTGACTGGTGCGCTATATTTTAACACTACAGACAACGAAATGCGTGTTTATGACGGAGCAAACTGGATAGCTGCATCAGCGGCTGGCTCTGCTTCTATGAATATCTTTGAATACACAGTTTCAGGTTCAGCTGCTACCACCTTCTCAGGTGCAGACGATAACAGTGCAACGCTTTCCTATACTCAAAACAATATCCAGGTAGTTAAGGACGGTGTAATTCTTCATGCAGATGACTTTACAGCTACAAATGGAACATCTGTTGTGTTGGCCTCATCAGCAGCTGTAGGTTCTGAGATTGTCATTTATGCATTCAAATCTTTTACTGTAGCAGACACCGTTTCTAAATCTTCTGGTGGCACGTTCACTGGTGCAGTCACATTTACTAGCGCAGATATGAACGGAACAGAACTCAAGTTAGATGCTGATGGTGACACTAGCATAACTGCTGATACTGATGACCAGATTGATTTTAAGATTGGTGGAAGTGATGTTGTGCAGATGACATCAACAGACTTGAAAGTTAACAACGCATCGGTAGCTACAATGGGCAAAGCTATTGCGATGGCTATAGTATTCGGAGGTTAAAATGGCAGCACCAAACATAGTAAACGTATCAACAATCACTGCTAAAACTCATGCAGCGGCTTTGACGGCAACACTAACAACAGACATTCTGGCTAATGCAGCATCGTCAGGAAAGGTCTTTAAGATTAACA